GCCCGCGGGTGCGGGAGTAAGTCCTCCTGCCGCGCCGCGAATGGAGTCGAAAGCCCCCGTCGGCCCACCAATATTTACCCCCCTCCCCAACGACTGCAGGAGAGGGTTGATCGGCATGAGAGCGACCCGAATGGCGCTCGCAATCTGTCCGACTACCGCTAGAACGAAGGCCTTTATCTGGCTGAATACCTGGACAAAACCGTTGTAAACCGCGTTCAGAGCTGAGAAAATCTGCGGGCCAAAGTTTCCGGAAAACCAGCTAAGGAAGGCCTGGACGTCGTTTCCAGCGCTCCTCCAAATCATGGAGAAGTGCTCTCCGATGGCCTTAAAGACCTGGACAATGCTTCCATCGACCAGGAAGCTCATCCCGATGTCTTTAAAAAATCCGGTGATCCCCTTTCGGTAAGTCACGCCGACCATGATCCCGCCCACCGCAGCGGCGGTGAATATCCCGCCAAGCGAGGCCGAGGTCGTGTTCGCGACGGCGGTCAGGGCGCCCAGGTTCCGAATCAGCGAAGCGATACTGACAATTAAAGCCTGGAAAAAATTCCCGGTCCTAAAGGCGAGCATCAGAGCCATCGCCGTGGCGACAATTTTAAAGGCCCGCTCAAGGCCGCCTAATTTATCGACCGTCTTGACAATGAGCGGGAGCAGCTTCGCGAAGGCCGTGATGAGCATCGTCGCGAGCTTGACTAAGTTTTCCGCAAACTCTTTGATCTTCACCCGGACCAGTTGCTTATTGGCTCCGAGCCACTTCAAGGTCCCCTTAACGGCATCCGCGAAGACCGGGAGGAGCTCGACCCCTAGGACGTTCTTGAGCACCTTGGCCCAGGTGGTTAGCCGCTGCACGTTGTCGTTAAATTCGTCGGACTGCTTGGCGAGGTCCGTGCTCATGACCCCGCCCATCTCCACCAGCTCTTTTCCCATCGCCCGGATGGCGGCTTCACCTTCCCTGAACAGAGGCAACAGGTCGTTGCCGGACCGGCCGAAAATCTTGGTCGAGATTGCCGTCTGTAGCTGCTGGTCCTTGAGCGCGCCGATCGCGCCCCCGACTTTTATGAAGGCCTCCTCGGTGTCCTTAAGCTTTTTGGGGTCGAGCTTGAGGGTTTTGAATTCCTTCCCAAGCTCCTTGCTCCCGCCGCGGGCCTCGACGAGGTTCTTATTAAGAAACTTCAGCGAAACGGCCAGGGAATCCTGGCTAATATCCGCAAGGCTGGCCGCGTAAGCGAGCTTTTGCAGGCCTTCGACCGAAACCCCGACCTTTTGGGAGGTCCTTAAAAAGGCGTCGCCGGCGTTCGCGGTGGTCTTTACGATCCCGAAAAGCGTTCCGCCTAAGCCGATGGCCGAGAGCGTGATCGTCTTTAGCGTGCCGCGAAGCTTGGAAAACGAGTCGGCGAGGTTCCTATTTTTCGACTGGATGTCCCTGGCTGCTGCCGCGACGCTGCGCTGCAAGGACCGTATTGCCGGAGAGGCCTTATCGACGCCCGTTAGGACAACTTTCGCTTCAAGATCGGCCATTTATTTCACCATGACTCGGACTCTCTCGAGCTGCATGCCCCAGAAAAACAGGTCATCGATCTCCATCTGCATCAGCTCGGAGGGCTGAATCCCGAGCCCATATTGCGGGCTGGCGAGAATTGCGACGACCTCCATCACTGACTTTTCGTTTTGGCATCCCCGAAAAAACTTAGTATCTCCGCGACGCAGGACTGGAAGTCCGCGGGCGACATGGAGTCAACCGAGCTTGGCGGAATGCTCGCCAGGACCTCGACGTACCTTGCGAGTGGCTTCGCGTTGAATTGCAGCGCCCCGTTTTCATCCAGGGTGAAAGGGAATCCAATGTTTCGGATGTCCTTAACCGTCGGCTTCCTGAGCTCAAGCGCGTTGATGGTTTCACCATGCGCTAGGATAGGTTGCTGAAGCTCAACCCTGGATCGTTCGGCTTTTTCTTCCTTCTCCATCCCTCACCCTCTCTCTGCACTTGGATTTAATCTTGCGCGGTCAGCCACTCGCCGCTTTTGCCCTCGAAACGGACCGTGTAGGTGCCGTCCTCGGTGTTCAATTCCAGGGCGTTGACCTGGCTGGCATCGCGGAGCACGCCGTTTTTCCCGCCCTTCAGCTCGACGGTGACGGTAACCCCCTGGAGTCTCTCCACCTTGTTCAGGTCAATGTCCGGGAAGTCCCGGAATTGGCACTCGATGAAGGGTGCCTTGGGGAGCACCTTGAATCCGTCAACCCCGGTGTGGCCGACCAGAGCTTCCTTGCTGGTGTTGCCCAGCGACACGGTCACGCTTCCGGCGACGGAGTATTGGCTGCCGTCGACCTTAAAAAATACCTGTCCAGCGATGTCTTTCATTGTTTCTCCTTAAGGGAATGGCGTGGCTTAGAGCCTGAACATCAGGGAGGCCGCGAAGATGCTGAATTGGTTGACCACGTCTGGGGTAACCACCGCATCGACCCTGGTCCGGTCGCTTATGTTTCTCTCCACGACCAGGTTGGCCTTGAGATACTCCATGTTTTCCATGAGCCCGAGCTCCTCCCAAAGCCCAGCTAAGGCGATGATCTCGGACTTGATGATCCGCGGGGTGACGATGGCTTGACCCGCACCGAATCGCTCCCCGTCGTCCGCCAGCTTATGCCTGGGGAATTTGAGCAGGATTCGAGCATCGAGGCTTTGCACCTTGAAAGCCAAGGTGAACCTCGTCTGCAGGTCGAGGTAACTTGAATCGCTCGCGCCCGCAGCATTGGTCCGGTACATCGTGATCCCGCGCTCGATTTGGACCTCTCCGGTCGGGGTCACTTTATGGGTTGCGATGCCAGAGAAAAGCAGGGAATTGCGCTCGGTGTAGGAGCGCCTGGTCGAGGGCGGAGGGGGTAGAATTCCGACAAGCTGAAGGGTTTTATAGGGACGCGCGGGGTCTTCCGATGCCGAAAACCCGACCTTGCCAGCGTAGGCGGCCGCCCAAAGGTAGGCCGGGCTGGGGGAATCGTGGTGGGCATCGATGATCGAAAGGTCGGCGTGGTTTTGCGTGAGTCCGAAGGTGACGAGGTTCGCCGAGGTGTCGCCGTAGGCGCTGATGTACTCAGCATGCTGCTTAACGGTCGGCCCCCACCTGCGGTCGAGCTCGGTCTTGATCTTGGTGAGGTTCGAGGAGTCGGTATAAGGTCCGACGATCACGTTGAAGATGATGTCCGGGGGTATCGCTGCGATGGCCGTGGCGATGTCCGGGTTGGTCGCGCCGCCGGTGGTCTGCACGATGGCGACGGTGACGCCCGCGGGGGTCTTTTCACCTGCAAGGGCTCCGGCGTAATTGACCCGCATGTCGATGTCGTTTCCGATCAGGCCTTTATGCCTGGCCGTGACGGTGACGACGTTCGTCGTAACCGAGGAAGTGACCGGCAGGTCACCGTTCGCATTGATTGCGGTATTGATCGCGGCGGCGATGCTGTTTTGCACGTCGCCGCTGGTGACCGCGATCTCGACCTTGGTTCCGGCGATATAAAGGGTAATGACCCCGGTCTCCGTGGCCGGTCCGGTGATGGTGATGGATCCCGCAGCCTGCGTGCCAGCGCCGTTGTCATCTAAGGCGATGGCCCATTTCTCGGTAAAATCGTCGTTGTCGATGAGCGCGCCCAGCATGTGCGCGAGGTTCGATCCCCGCCCGAAATACTCCACCGCCCGAGCCTTGCTGGTCACTGGAGTCGCGACAGCCTGAACAACAGACCCGGTGGAGAGCCGTTGCCCAATTACCAGAACGCGGAATTGCTGCTGGACGAGGCCGGAGATCGCGTTCCGATTGTCGACCTCGATATAAGATCCGGGAACGCGGATGTTTTGTGGAATCTGGTTAAAATTGATCACGCCTCATCTCCTTCTTTTTTCTTAGCGGATTTCGCTTTGACGGGTTCGCCGATCTTTACGTCGCCAGCGGATTCGTAGCGGATCCATTGCGGATCTTCAGGGACCCATTCCCCTTCCTGAGCGATCGGGCGATTATCAGGGCGGGTAAAATTAAGAACGACCAGCCCAGGCCTTCCTGGGGTGACGAATATCTTCTCGCTCATGGTTGGAGTATCTCCTCGACCTTCCAGTCGATGAATAGGTGCTTGAAATCGTCGTAATCTTTTAGGTGTCCGTCGGACTCGTCAATTTCCATGCGCCGCTGGAAATCAAAGCGGTGCAGATACCGAGCCGCATCAAAACCTATGGCCTGACCGCCGATATACTCGACCGGGCCAGCAAAAGTGTCCGGGCACCAGTTTAGGATCGCCTTAAATATCCCCGTCCGAAGGTCATGGACCAGGTCCTGCGCGCGCTGCCCGCGGCGGTCTTGGTTCGATAGGACCGCGATCACCGAAAAACGCTCAGTGATTTCCTGCCAAAACGCTCCCTTTACATCGGCACGGGCGACGTCCGGCTCGAGCATGACGTACAGCGCCGGCA